GAGTAATGTTTATTACGCTGGTCAACAAACTCAACTGGAGTTTTGCAAAGTAACAATCCGCCAATCTCAATATTGTCTTTAAAACGACTATTAGGATCAGCTAGCAGTTGTAATTTGGGTTGTTCTTCAAGCCTTACAGGCTCCCATCCTTCTCTCAGCTTAGCCGAAAGGTTGCGTGGGTCCGCGTTGTTAAGCGTTGAAATACGAATCCAGCGGTATGCATAGCCAGCCTGTTTATCAGGTTCTGGTAATAACTCTGGTTGTTGCCACTGCTTAGGGCGTTCAACCAATTCCCGGGTATCTAATTCGCGAGCAAGTTTGTTTGTAGTCATTTTTAAGCCTCCAGTTTTTGCATTTCACGAGCATACTGCTCAGGGGTCAAACCAAGTTTTTTGGCTAACGCCACCTGGCTTGCTTTTAGCACAATTCTTTTTGACGCCGTGCTGCGCGTTGCTGGTGCAACTACTGGTGCCGACTTGGCTTCAGTGCGCTGACTGGGCTTGTCGCCCCCAGCCTGCGTTTCTACTTCTATTTCTTCCGAAAAATTTTCGGGAAATCTTTTGCGCATAGTGTCATCTATACGTTTGAAATACTCTTCGGAACCAATATACCCTTTTCCGAACTGTTTCTCAAGCTTTGCATGCGTACCCAAAGCCAAGGCAGTCATTTCTTCATCGGGCCCGTACCAAGTATTTCTTTCAAGCCACTTGGAAGTTAGCGGGTCGATCTTCGGACTTTCTTGAGTCTGAGTCGTCTGTTGGTACGTTTGTACATCATCTTCTTGAATTTGTAAAGAGGGTCTAAAGTTTTTAGCCCTATCTTGTTTTAAACTAGCTTCTGTTAATTTTTGCTGAGCTTCAACAATTCGGTCTGAATCTCCCGAGTCATAAGCATCTCGATAGGCCCGTTTTGCCATCTCCACTTCGGTTTCTGCTGCACTTTGCATGGTTGAAACGTACTGTTTTTCACCTTCAGAGAGCGTAGATTTGAGTTTTTTATTCTCTTGCGCAACCTGCTGGGCAAAGCGAATAGCTTCTTCCCGCTCCCTTTCAGCCGCTTCTTTTACACGACGCTCGTCGTGCCAAGCCTTTTTCATCTGCTCAAGACGCATTTTTACCTTATTGGAGTACTCCATAAGGTTATCGTTCTCAAGTTCTTCTTTTACCTCAGCAGGTAAGGGCTTAGCATTTTTATCTTCGGCAGGAGTATCGTCTTCAACAACATACTCAACATCATCAGCCGCAGCGTCTTTTGCCTCATTTTCTAAGGGTTTACCCTGATTTTCAATTTCATCAGGGAACTTAAATTCTTCTTTTTCCATCTGAGCCATAACTTTCTCCTTAAATAAACTTACGTTTAATTCCACGTGGGTCTTGAACTACAGCCTCCACAGAATCGTCGTTGATAATTCGGAACTCACGATCATGGATAACTAGCCGTGTACCTGCATTAGGACGCACTAGAACAAAATCGCCCTTTTTACACCAAGGACCATTAGGGAACCTAGTCTTATCTTGGTAGCAATCTGGACCCATGTCGACTACAAACAACACGGTGGTTAAAAGCTCATCGTGCCGCATGGTTTCGTCTGATTTAAGAATTCCACTATCAAAAGCTTCTTCTGCTTCAGGAATAGCGCAAAGTATTCTATAACCCTGGGGCATAGGAAGTTGTTTGGCTCTTTCTTCTGCTTCTTTATGCAAAATTGCACTTAAATCTACTGCTTTTTCTAAATCAATGACGTTAGTCATCAGCGTTCTCCAGGTTTTTTGCAAGGTCTAGTAAATATGACTCAGCAGTGAGAAGGCCTCGAATCTCACCACAAAGTGCGCGATACTCTGCGTAATCCTTAGCTGCGCCACTGGAAACGGCATCAGCTATTTGGCTGCGCTTATCTCTGTACTGTTTAAGCAGTACCTCAAGCGTTTTATCCATCAATTACCTTTCTTTTGCGCCTTTTTATAGGCGATGTCTGCGCCAATCTTTAAACCTTCCAACTCCATCTTAGCTTCTAGGTCGGCTTTATCTTTGGCTGTTTTAGCTCCAACTTGCATACCAGCAATTTCTTTTTGTGCTTCTATACGATCACGTTCAATTTGAAGTTGATCTTCTTTGGCTGCTGCATCAACTTGAAGTTTTTGCTGCTTAAGTTGCAGGTCTGCTTGCTTCAGCTGTAATTCCATCTGTTGCATTTGGACCAGTGGGTCTTGCGCCGCTTGGGCGTTTTGTTGCGCTTGCGCTTCTTGCTGATTCTGTTGCAAGAGCTGTTGTGTTGCTTGAGCAGCGAGTTGCGAGATTCTGACTTCCAAATGCTCTGGAATGCCTTCCTCTTCGTATTGTTCGTTATCAGGTGGAAGCTCCATGCCCATACGCATTTCCATCTGTTTACGATATTCATAGCCAATGTGCTCATTAACATGAGCCATCATAGCGGCTTGTATTTGTTGTGCCATTGGATTCATACCAACCAATTGTTGAATCTTAGGATCTTGCATTGCACCCATATGCACCGCAATATGAGCTTGATGATCTTGATAGAGGAAAGCCTTGACAGGTTTCATCATTAAAACGTTTTGGTTCTCAGTAACAGGATCCATTGGTTTTTTGTCGTCTTGAGACGGCACAAGTTTGGCGTAGTTTTTAATGCCCAACACGTCTAGCATCTGACGATGTAAGAGTGGAAGATCATAGAGCTGTGGTGCAGTTTGAGCAAGTTGTAGAGCTGCTTGATATTGCACTACTTTTTGCGACATAGTAGCCGCGTTGGGGTCTGATACAGGTATGACGTTTACTTGGTCATAGTCTGATTTTTTAGCTCTACGACTGCCTTCAATTGGCTCATAGGTATATTCATCAGGGGTGTAGTCTGCAATAATTTTCTTTAAGAGCCGGAACTCTTGTTTCATTGCATAGTGAATACGAGCCTGTACTGCACTCATTACTTTAAGGGTGCGCTCTAATATAGCCAGTGTAGTTCCCACTGGCGAATTAGCAGACATGTCCGAGACTTTCATATCTGCTGCTGCAGCAAAACGTCTTCCTTCGTCAATGATTTGATTCATTAACATGTACAAGGTTTGACTTGGTTCCTTATATGGAAGAGGCAGGATGTTATCCCGCATAGTCCCACTAGGTACATCTACGTCACGGAATTCTCCTGGGGCGATTGGCGTGTCGTCGCCCTTGACCCTAAGACCACGGGTCTTGAAACCGCCCGGAAGATTAGAAAGGGTACCAGCATCAACAAGCTGACGAAGAATAGAAGTACCAGACTTAGCAAAAGCACCAATGAGATGAATAAGTCCAAAGCAATAGAACCCAAAACCCGGAATGTACCCATAGTGGACGAAGTGGTTACGTTTCGCATGAGTGTCATCAGTCGGTTCCCAGTTTCGTCGAATCGCGAGAACATTGTTTGTACCTTTCTCAATAGTTACTACATAAGGAAGTGCAATACCAGTAGCCTTGCCGTCATCTTTATGCTCGTAACCAGGCAAGTCTAAGTTGACATGCATCTCAAGAATCTTGAAGCGATCATCCGTTGTTGCTCTAAAGCCCATCTTCTCGGCGATCTTCTTCTCTACCTCATCCATCACATTGACTGGGTCTCCCAAGTCGACGTCACGGTAAAAGCCTGCAACTTGTAACTTAATTAACTCGTTCTTGGTCTTACGCATTACATGCGTGACACGCTCAGAAGTTTCTATATTGCTAGCGCCATAAGGGACAACAATATCTTCTGCGGGTACAAATATAGACGCTTGACGCTCAAGACTTGGATCGTAGTAGACCTTTTTGAACGCATTACCTGATAGACCTAAGCCCCAAAGCATGCGCTCATGCTCAGGTCTGTATTCCTTCATCACATCTGTTAGCTGGTAGTTCATGTCATCTTTGACACGTTCTGCCGCATCTTTTTTCTCTGGCGTCTCACGCCCGATGATCTCAATCTTTACAGGACCTGCTGCTGGAAACGTTTCCATCATGGTCTCAGATTGGAACTTTACCAGTGCTTCTGAGAGGAGTGGGTGGTACACACCACAGGCGCCTTCCCATGGTTCTGCTCTTTCCTCGATCTTCATACCGAGTAGCTCTAAGCCATCGACATAAGTCTGCATCCAGTCTTTACGAGAAGAGACGTCATCATCAAAGTCGGAGATTAGTTCAGATGCAAGAGACTGAAGCTCTTTCTCATCCATGTACTCGGCTAAGTTAGCGGAGAAGTCCTCATCAGACTCTTCACCTTCTTCAATTCTTAGGATTGGCGTTCCGCCAATGCCAATCTCAACTGACTCCGGATCTTCAATAGCAATCTCAAGGGGCTCTTCTTCCATGGCTAACTGCTCCATACCAAGAGGGGCTGCGTATAGTCCTTTTTCTATTGCCATAATTTAGTCCTTAATAATAGGGCTGTTTTCTTCTAAACTGCCTCGGCTCGTCTTCGTAGTCAGAATCTAATTGCACGAAGCCGCCACGTCTGAATCTTAACAGGGCTTGAGACATACTGTCCACTAAGTCGTCATGTTCGCCTGAAGGAAAGCTCGCTACTTCTTCTACAAGTTCTTCTGCCCAGTGTGTCTGAGGAACCCAAACTCTTCCAGACGCAAATATATCTGCCACCGCATTTAGACGGGCTATCTTGTCATTACCTTTAGTTGGCGTAAATTCTTGGACAGGAATACCCATGGCTCGTAGCTCAAATACTAACGGAGCCCCAGAAGCTTTAGCTTCCACGATGAGAGAGTCTGGTTCCCA